AAATTCTTCAGCACTAAAATTGATCATTGTTTAAAACCTTCCCTGTTTTTTGTGATTTCATCGGCAATTATCTTTGCTCTCATTTTCTCGGATTCGCTGCGCAATGTCGATATCAATTCAGCTGACTTGTCGGCATCATCCAAAGCCTTGAGCATTTCATCAGACAAGAGATGATAGCGTATCTCACAGGCTTTTGCTTGACCTTTGAGAAGATACTGGTCGACATAGACAGAGCGCAGCAGCAGCAATAACAAGATGATAATGATTGCCGCGATAATGTACTTATCTGACATAAAACAATTCTACTTTGACGACAGGAAAGCGATCAAAGATCAACTCTTTAGCAGCCTCGGCTTGTTTCTCAGTGCGATAGACGCCATAGACTACGGGGAAACCATTATCATTAGAGCAATAGACAACATAAACTTTCATAAATACCTCAAATGCTAAAATGGTACGTTGAGATCATCGTCAGGAATATCAAACGGATCAACTTGCGCGGTAGTTGCGCCAGATACAGGCTGAGTGCTTTGCTGACGTGAACCAAGTAGTTCAAGGCGATTGATGATAATCTTAGTGTAGGTGGTTTTCTTGCCATCCTTTTCAACGGTGTTATATCTGACTTCGCCTTCAATTAAAACCTGATCACCTTTATGAAGGTATTTGCCTGCTATCTCTGCTTGCTTTGACCACGCTTCACAATTGTGCCAATCTGTATGTTGATTGCCATCAGCTTTCTTGAATCCAGTAGCAACCGAGAATTTGGCGACTTGGCTTTGACCGGCTGTCGTTACTTCAGGATCGCGGGCAAGTCTGCCCATAAGAAAAATTCTATTCATTGAAGGTGTTTCCTTATATTGAGGTTTTTCGTTTGAGTACCATTTACCCATGGATCGGCATATCCTTGATGACAGATTCTAACGTCTTTGCATTAAATGGCTTGCCTTCTAGCGCCAGAGCAACATCCAAATGCAAAGCAGCAGGAACGCCACGCTTATCAAGCTGAACGTTAAGCTTATCCAACTGCTCTTGATTGGCGCTTTGGAATAGGACAACGTCTGTTGTAGTAGTGGGGTTAGATCTAGTAGATTTTGTTGATTTTGAGGTAATTTCATTGGGATCAACCTCTCCTAGTATTGTTTCAGAAGTCATTTCTTCAGCAGGTGTCGGTTTGAAGTTTGTCATGGACATAATCCAAGAAAATGCTATCCGATAAGCTTTGCCAGCAGCGCGAGTTATTGCAAGCGATCGCAATTGGTTTGGCGTGAATCTCTGTTTTGTAGATTCGTTATGGTCACAAATAGCACTAGCGGTAGAAAGTATTTCGCCAGTAGACCTATCGAGTAAAGATACTTGCGCCATCCATCTGCCAGGCTTTTCTTCATATACTTTAACCTCAATAGGCTTTACGCCAATCAATGCACCTAAAGTGTTCCACCCTTCGATGTTTACATATTTAGGCGCATTGGGATCATCTTTACGTCCAAAACAAGTATACATTCCGCAATCGACAATAACTTTGTTTAGCTTTGATGCTATTTTGTAGGCATAATCTATTTTTTCTTCACCAGTGAGTGCTAAAAAATTGCTCTGTTTGATTCTTGGTGCTGTAAGCTCGGCGGTTTCAGTTTTTACAATGTCAATTACATCATTCATTATATTCCCTAATCCTTTCTTCAATTCTATTTTCGTGGCATTTTTCTGAATACCAGTCAGCGACATGATCCAGGTTTTTCCATTTGTCACCTGCCTTGATGGCATTGATCTGGTCGTCAATTGACGGTTGTTTCGGCTTTTGATCTTCTGGCTTTTTTGTCATCTTGTTTCCTAGTCTTGATGAATTGTTGAACCATCTGGTTTAATACCCAGGTCATCGTTTGACCGCGCGATTTGCAAATGTGTGCAAAGTCGTTTTTAATTCCCTCTTCAATAAGAAAATCCAGCTTAGTTATCTTTTTCAAATTAGTCCTTTCTGCAGCTTTTCTGCCCATATTTCCAAGGTCTGCCGGTCTTGCTTTGAAATAGCTTTAACCGCCTTTTTGGGATTGTAGTTATCGATATCACAGCAGTGAATTGCAACACCCATTTTAAAGTCAGAAAAGCCCCAATAAACAGCGCGTTTTCTGCCGTTTTGCGTTTCAATCACTATCAAGTTTGGTTCAGTATTCGTCGCCATAGACTACCCATTGTTCATGATCTATCAGTATTAGGCAAGCCCTTTTTAAGAAATCTCAAATCGGCTATAATGGATGAATCAAATCTATGAGGTTTACATATGCTTGATCCGACAAAGCCCAATAATGATTTAAACTTAGTTAGTCCTTATTTTAGATCAAGAATAGAAAAGGCTATTAAGATATTATGGGAGGCTAACCATAATCTTTTCATATTCGAGGCTTATCGCGCTCCTAATCGATCCGATTATTTGTATGAGCAAGGACGCTCACGGCCAGGGAATATAATTACAAAGGCTAAGGCATGGCAGAGCCTCCATAATTACGGTTTAGCTTGTGACATTTGGCCAAAGGTCAATAACCGCTGGGTTTTTCAGTATGATTATAATCCCGTGGCTGAGATAATGCGAAAACAAGGGTTTAAATGTGGTATTGATTTTGGCGATAACCCGCATTTCCAACTTGACGGCGGTTTGACATGGCAGGAATGTAAAGCCATAACAGAGATGCATGGACTTCCTGTGCTATGGCTACACGTCGAAAAAAGGATCGCCGAAAATGAGAAAACAATACTTTGACTACAGAGGAAAAAAATTCGGGAAACTAACAGCGCTAGAACCATTAGAAACATTTACCGTTAGTGGTAGGAGACTATGGGCTTGGGAATGTAGGTGTGACTGTGGCAATAAGACTGTGACAAGGGCACAAAATTTACAAAAAGGCCACACTAAGTCATGTGGTTGTTTAAAGATCGAAACAAGTAAAAAAAATATAGAATACACACGCGAAGCCACTGTCTCACATGGTGATAGCAGAAGAGGAAAGATGCATGATTTATATAAATTATATCACTGCATCAAAGGGCGGGTTAAATGTGATCGGATAAGGGACGCGAAAAGTTACAAAGATAAAGGCATTTTAGTTTGCGATGAATGGGGAAACGATTATTTAGCTTTTAAAAAATGGGCTATAGATAACGGCTATAAAAAAGGCCTAATTATCGACAGAATCGACAATTCAAAAGGTTATAGTCCTAATAATTGTCGTTTCGTAACTACCAAGCAAAGCATGAGAAATACAACAAGGAATAGATATTTAGAAATAAATGGAGAGCGAAAAACAGTAGTAGAATGGGCAGAATATTACAATGTAAGAGATGGGCTCGTTAGATCTAGATTAAGAGCCAATTGGCCAGTTGAGGAAATATTTACTGCGAAGCCAAGCACGAGATTTAAAAAACGCAAGCCAATCACCTGAATGGCGAGAGCATCACGATAAATATGATGACTACATCTGGCTGTCGCTCTTTACCTGCGATCTGTCGGATTTTGAGCGCTCTTTTCTGTCGTCAATGCAGCGCCAATATGGCAAGCTGAGTGATAAGCAAATTTTATTACTCGAAAAAATCATCATCAAATGGTGGCCATGCGCAAAGCAAAGCTTCTTATCCATCAAGATCCAATCGCCAAAGGCAGACCAAGATTCGCCAAAGCCGGATTCGCCTACACTCCAGCAAAAACCCGCGCTGCTGAAACTGCTTTAAAATACGCAATGAAAACCCAGTTTCAAGAAAAGCCTTTTGACGTTCCCATCAAGGTCAAGATGCTGTTTGGTATGCCGCGTCCAAAGACCATCAAGAGGAAATGGCCAGCGGTAAAGCCCGACGCGGATAATCTGGCGAAAGGGTGCTGCGATGCCGGTAACGGTACGCTATGGGTGGACGATTATTTGATCGTGACGCTACACATTGAAAAGCGCTATTCCGATGAGGGATTTATCGAAATACATATTGAAGAAATATGCGATTAGCGGCAAGCTAGAAAACAGCTTCACAAAAAGCACTAGACGATAAAAAACCCTGACTTGGCAATCAGGGTTTTTGAAACACATCGCAAATTAGAACCACGCTAAGGAACTAACTATGATTTCAATTTATCGCAATGGCCAATACATTGCAAGTATTAGATCAGGTTTTCAAGTATACCATCCACAGAATTTGCGCCAGTTATCCACAGTTATTTGCAACTACACATGGTCGCCTATCGTTTGGAAAGATGGCGTGCGCAGCAAAGACAACTTCCAGAGTGCCAGGCTTATGGTTTTGGATTTTGACGGTGAATTATCTCTCCAGGAAGCCATTGAAAATGTCTTTGACGGCATGAAATGCTTAATAGGTACGACGCGCAATCATCAAAAGGAAAAAGGAGGCGTCATTGCCGATCGTTTTCGCGTGCTGCTTTGGTGGGATCGTCCGATTACAGATTGCCGCGAATATGAATACCAGCTCTATCGAGCCTGCCGCGTCTGGCCAGCAGACAAATCCGCGATCGATGGCGGCAGATTATTTTTTCACTGTTCAAAAATTGTGCACGTCAGCGATGGCGATCTCATGGAAGTGTTGCCCGTTCCCCAGGGGTGGCGCGATCCAGCGCCGCGCAATGCGCAACTAGCTGCTTGTCGAGCATCGGGCATCGTGCCTTTGACCATCAGATATAGGCTTGGCAGTTTTTTGCCCAAATCAGGACACAGAAACAATTTTATTTTTGCACTTGCTGTCGATCTCAATAAGCTGGGATTCAGCCAAGATCAAACAATAGCCATGATCCAGGAATCGGAAACATGGGAAGCCTACCGAACCGACAAAGATTTCGTTAGGCAATCCCTAGCAACAATAACGGGTGTATATAAACGGAGATTAAATGAATCCAATTGATTTTACAAAGGAAAAAGAGAAAAGAAGCAAAAAGAAATCGATCGATGGCGCGGCTGAATTGACGCCGACGCAAATTAGATTGATGAAAATTTGGGAAATGCGCGATCTTATTGATGCCGGTGTTTTGGGTGGGCGGTTTCATCGCGTCGCAGATGAGGAAGGGGTGCGGATCCTTGCGGAAAACGACCGGCGGGAAGTGCGGTTTGTTGGCGATGAGTATCTTGTAAACAAGGTCATCAATTATTGCGCAGGACTCCAGGCAACAGATATCAGTTATTTATGGCGTGCTCATGAAGCTCTTGAAGCTGTTACGCTGTGGAAAGCCGGAAAGCCATCGCCAATGCCAGCAAAAATTGGATGGCTGTCTGATGCGGGGGTTTGCTTTAAGCGCCTAGATTTTGATTTCTGCAAGCGCAGCAGCTATCAACATCCGACTTGGGATGTGATACTGGGCAATATCACCGAAAACCGTGATCAGTTTAAAGCATTTATTGGATCGATCTTCGAGCCAAAAAGCTACCGCCAGCAATATCTTTGGATGTATGGCGATGGTGGCGATGGAAAGGGATCGGTTTTGGAGTTTTTGAGTACGATCATGGGCAGCAGGCATTGCGTTCATGTGCATCCAAATATAGAGCATGACTTTTGGACAGAAAATCTTGCATCAGCCAGGATAGCGTACTTCTCAGACTGCAAACATTATGAGCTTCCAGCCAATGAAACATTTTTGATGTATTCAGGCGACGCGCCGCTAGTCATAAATCGCAAGCGCGAAAAGAAGTTCGAAATAACCAATGACCTTAAATTTATCTTTGCCAGCAATCAGCCGCCAGCTATCAGCAATTTCAAGCGCGATCTGCGCAGAGCTATCGTCGTGCCATTTCGGGCGCGCCAGGATCGCGCAATTGATGATCCCTTGGCGTTCAAGGCTGGGCTTATGGCGGAAGCAGAGGCTTTTATCTGTGACTGTGTTGCAACCTATCAGGCTATGGTCGGCGACAAGCATGGCGAGATCAAGCCCAATGAAGAACACCTGTTGGATATCGCGGCAGATGGCGACGCCGAAAAGCGAGCTTTCCTTGATCAGTTCTTTGAACTGGAGACTGTCGAACGCAATCAAGGCATCCCAGGGCAACCACGTTTTGATTATTGGGTGAAGGATACCAGGATGACGGGCTACATTGAGCGGTTCTTTAAAGGATCCCATTCCAAGAAAACTGAGCTGCGAAATTGGCTCAAAAGGCAACCAGGTGTCTCTGTGAAACCGGTAAAGATTAACGGCGTAAATATAAGAAAATACTTAGGTATTAGGGAAAAAAACCCGAATATTGTGGTTTAAGAGTTGTGCAACCGTGCAACCGGTTATGCAACCGGTTATGCAACCGTTAAGTGTATGTTATTATTATTATATCTTCTATAGGTTACATGGTTGCATACATATACGCAACTATACGCTATATATTTTTGGGAAAAAAAATTTATATATACTTAACCAAGTAGCGTTTTTCCGTGCAACCGTGCAACTTTTCCTGATAATGAAATAATAACAAGATGTTAACGGTTGCACGAGCGGTTGCAAGCCTGTTTTTTGTCCGTGCAACCGTGCAACCGCAAAATTCAGCCCTTCAAATCGGCAATGGATTCACAGCCCTAGAAGCTTATATAAAATCGCTGTATACAAGTGCCGTAGAGCTGTTGTATGAAACAGCACAACAACTTGAAGGGAGCACAAAATGGTGACTAAATTATTTACCGAGGCTGTAATTGAGAAAATCATTTCCGAGCGCGATCGGATTAGAACACAGATCATGATGCTTGAAGATGATATGGGTGAATCTGGCGGATTGAAGAATGAACACTGCATTGAATTGATGGTTTCCCTATTGCGGAAAGAATCGGCTTTGACTACTGAGCTGGCCAGATTCACCAGGAAAGGGGAATAGCCATGATTCTCACGATCCTTATCAAAAACTCATGGGGTAACGTTCGGTACTATCCGCAATGCAAGGCTAGCAAGCTGCTGTTGCGCCTGACTGGCCAGAAGTGCTTTACCAAGGCCAACATGACCACAATCAAAGAAATCGGCTTTGTGATCGAATACGTGCATTCTGAGGAAGGCGGTGAAGTATGAGAAAACTAATCCTATTGGCGATGCTGGTTGTCGGCTGTGGCTCGGAAGATGGCAAGCCCATCGATCCCGGCGCTGTCGAGGTCTCCAGGATCGATGTCAAAACCTATGATATCAACGGCGATGCTGAGATCAAAATCCAATTCGATAGCGCATTGCCTTTAAAGAATCTTGATTACTATGGCTGGTATGGGATGGTGGCGATCTCAGATACGGCGATGCCGACAGTTTGCGATCAAGCGTCGCATCGGGCTTACCTGCTCCAATCGGTTTCCCTGAGTGGTCTCAAGTTTGGCAAGTACTACATGAGATCATGTGCCGGCAACAATCGCACCGGCTATGTCAGCCCAGGGATAACTAAAGAATTTGAGCTTGTGGATGAGTTTCCAAACTATCCTTGAGAATCTTTACAACTAAACCCTGCCGATGAGCAGGGTTTTTTATTGCCAATTGCCGAAAGCATGGTACACTGGAAGAAATACGAGTATTTATTTAAATGGAATTTATTTACATGACTAGCCCTGCCTGTGAAAATCACAAAAAAATATTGTCATTTTATCAAATTTAATTCGCAACAAAATGGGAATTAATAAGTGAATGGCAAATCCGAACGCAAAACCACCAAAAGAACATCAATTTAAAAAAGGTCAGGTTGCCAATCCGAATGGGCGCGGCAAGATGCCTGAAGAGCTGCAGAAAGCTAATAAGCTATCTGCGAAAAAATTCATTGAATACGTCAACCGCTATGTGAACATGAACCGCTCTGAGATCAAAGAGGATCTTGAGCGGAAAGAAGCTACCATGTTGGAACTTCTGGTTGGCGGCATGATTTCTAAAGCTGTTTCCACGCAAGATCCGGTGAGAGCAAATTTCATCTTGGATCGCACAATCGGCAAGGTGATAGATAAAATGGAAATTGAGATTGTGGTGCCAAAGCCCACGATCATTCAGCGCATCGATGGATCGCAGGTGGAATTAGGACATAAGCTACTGGCTGAGAATACGCTTGATGCCGAGTTGGTAAATGCAAAGATTGAAGTGAAGGCTAGGGAATGAAAGTAATTGCTGAAGTTGGATCGAATATTAAAAGTCTTGATGACTGTTTCCACAGCATCGAACAGGCAAAAGCAGCTGGCGCGGATGCGGTAAAGTTTCAATGCTTTACCAGTGAAGAAATGTATGGCTTGCCAGGAAAGATCGAACCGCTCTTGAAGCGGGAACATATCCCGCTGTTATGCGCTGCTGCTCAGAAATGCGGCATTGAATTCATGTGCACCATGTTTAGTCCTGAGTTTCTGCAGTTTGCTTTGCCGTATTTGAAAACCATCAAGATCGCCAGCAGCGACATGGAATACCTACCGCTGATAGATGTTGCGATGGCATCTGGAAAAGATATTTACTTATCCACAGGTGGACATACTCAGGAAGAGATCCAAAGGATTGTGGGCTACATCGGATTCAACAATCCCAAGCTGACGCTGTTCTACTGCGAATCGGAATATCCTACCTACCGAACCGATCTCAGAAAGCTGTCGCTTGAACCGTTTCTGGCGTTTGACAAGATCGGATTGTCGGATCATTCACTGGAAATATTCAGCACAGTAGCTGAAGCCAAGGATTACGGGATTTGCGCCATCGAAAAGCATGTAAACTTTGTCGATATCTATGGCGATTTCCCTGATGCACCACACAGCCTTGATTTCGATGACTTCAAAGAGTTTTGCGCTGCTGCCAAAGGCAAACTGCCAACTGATTTCCTAAGCCCAGGTGAGCAGGCAATGAGATTGCGCCACAACCGGCGCTTGGTAGTCACTAAGCCCATAGCTAAAGGCGATGCTTTTCGCTACAAGGAAAATTTTGGCGTCTATCGCTCAACTGTGGATAACCTTGACGGCATGAATCCCTTTTTCTATGATAAGGTAAATCAAACAGTTGCTGACAAGGATTATGCTGTCGGCGATATCATCTAAAGGGATTTAAAATGGCGAACCAAAGAGAATATAGTGTTTTTACAGCGACGATTGCATCTGGAACAACTACCAGCTCTGAGGTTGATTTAGGTGGTAATTATGATCATGTATATTTGCTAATACCAGCAAGTATCACTTGGAACACAAGGTTGTTTATGTCCGATCAATCTAGTGGGACGTACTATGCAGCTGCTACTGCAGCAGGCGCAAAGGTTGATTTGGCCAGCTCGGTTTCAAGCATGTACGTTCAATTGGCAAATTATGGACGATTCAATAAAATCATAGCGTCAACTGCAGCTGCAAATGGCGCAAGCTATATGTTTATTGCCTACAGCTGATGATCTTTAAACCCCATTCCCTGAAACAGGAACAGGCTTTGTTTTCGACAAAGCCTATTACCATCTGCTCAACTGGGATCCAATGGGGTAAATCAACTGTCGGCGCGATGTTTATCAAAAAGCTGATGCATACCTTCACCGATAGTCGCGATAATTTCCTAATAACAGCGCCAACTTACAAGATTATGCAGCAAGCGACATTGCCTGAGTTTCTCCGGGTAATGGAAGGCTGTGGCGACTACAGCAAAGCCGATGCGATATTCAAGATGCATCATGGTGGCACGTGCTGGTTGCGAACTGGAACAGATCCGGATTCGGTTGTCGGTATTACTAATGTGCGTGGCGCTTGGGGTGATGAAGCCGGTTTGTTCTCACTGTATTTCCATGAAAACATTCAAGCGAGAGCTTCCATCAAGGAAGCACCGATCATCTATACGACAAGCCCGTATTCACTGAATTGGATCTATACCGATTACATCCGGCCAAAGCTCAAAGGCAAGCTGGCGGATGATGTTGAGATTATCCAAGCCAGGTCAAACGAAAACCCGTTTTTCCCTGCGGCTGAGTATGAGCGCAAAAAGCGCACAATGGATCCGCGCCGATTCAATATGATCTATGGCGGCGAGTATCATAAGATTGAAGGTTTGGTTTATGACTGCTTTGATCAGGATGTTCATGTTATCCAGCGCAAGGAATTGGATCATAAAACTGTGTTTGTGGCTGGTGTCGATTGGGGTTTTACTAATCCTAGCTGTATTTTGGTGCTTGCCATTACTCCTAATGACGGCGTATTTTTGGTTCATGAGTTTTATCGCTCAGGTCAGACAATAAATGATTTGGTTGAAATAGCACAAAAGCTAAAGACGCTTTACAATATCGAGCGGTTTTATTGCGATCCATCAAGCCCACACAATATCTCAGAGTTCAATAAGCACAAGCTGACGGCGTTGGGTGCTGATAACGATATCAGGCCAGGGATCGATGCCTTTTATGAGATGATTAGAAACAATAAGTTTCACGTATTCGATGGCAAAGCGCCGCATTTCCTTGATGAGATCTCAATTTATCACTATCCAGCTCCGGTTGATGTTACTGCAGACAAGAATATTAAGGAAACCTTGCCGGTAAAGCAGGCAGACCACAGCTTAGATGCTATTCGCTATCCGATTTATGCTTTGTCAAAGACCAAAGGCTATTTCAACAAGCGCCATCCGGTATCACCGAGGCACAAAGAGATTGACTACAGGCTCCATGTTGTCGATGATATGCTTAGGAAAAACGTCAATGATCAAGAATATGATTGGTGATTCATGATATATCCGCATGAATGCTCAGGATGCCAAAAAGAGTTTGAAATTATCAAATCCGTAAAGGATTTTGAGCGTGATGAGTTTTGTCCGGATTGCGGCGCTGTTGGTATCAAGACGATTGCCAAGCGCCAATCCTTCTTTGGTGCGACAGATTGGGACACCAGACATTACAATCCAGCGCTAGGCATGGTGGTTAGGTCAAACAAGGAAGCTCAGAAGATCGCCAGGGAACGCGGCATGGTTGAAATCGGCAATGAAAATGTCGAAAAGATCCATCGGACGTTTGACATAGATCGCGAAAAGAAGATTTCCACCCGGTATGATGATATAATCGACACATCAATAAAAGTGAGCAATGGATGATATCAGAGCATCAAAGAGCAGGTGATCCGGCGCAGATCGATGACGATCAAAGCCCAGAGGATCGCCAATGCGTGAAAAAAGTTCTAAAAGAATTTGAGAAGTTGAAGAAACATCGCTCAAAGTATGATGTCAATTGGCTCCATTACTACAAGCTCTTTCGCGGCGATCAATGGGATGGGCTGAAAATGCCTAAATACCGTCAACGCGAATGCATAAATCTTATCTGGCAAGCTATTCAAAGCAACATGCCTTTGCAAACAGATGCCAGACCTAAGATGCAATTTATTGCTGAAGAGCCATCGGATATGCCTTTTGCACAGGTATTAAACGAGGTTTCAGAAGCCGATTGGGAACGCAACAATTGGCTGCAGCAGGTATCTGAATTTATCATCGATGGCTATCTTTACGGCACAGGCTATGCCTATATTGGCTATGATTCAGAAGCTGATTTTGGGATGGGATCTGCAGAGTTTGAATCTGAAGATCCTTTTTACATTTATCCTGACAATGAAGCGCGTGAGATAAACGACAAGCGCAGCAAGATTTTGATCAAGGCTGAGCCGGTGGATACCGACAGCTTGAAAGCTCAATATCCTGAGTTTGAAGACAAGATCAAGCCCGACGTCATGGATGATATCCAATCCAGCAAAACATCCATCAATGAATTTGCTACCAGGGTTTCAAACGCCGACCGCGATATGCCTGATGCGACCTTCTTTGGCGGCAAGGGCAAAGGCATTCAAAAGACCATGCTTATCACGGCGTACATGAAACCGGATGAGACAGAGGAAATTGAAGAAACCGAAGTGCTTCCAGATGGAACGCAACAGACTAAGATCATTGTAAAAAAAGTCTATCCATTTGGGCGCGTTGTGAAGATCGCCAATGGCATCAAGCTTGAGGAAAAGACATTATCTGAATCCGGCAAGTTTCCTTTTGTGAAGTATGTAAATTACATGCTTCCGCGAGAGTTTTTCGGCATTTCCGAAGTTGAGCAACTGGAAAGCCCACAAAGGATTTTCAATAAGATCGTCAACGCCAGCCTTGAGATATTCAACTTGATGGGCAATCCCATCTGGATTATCGACACAGCTTCCGGCGTGGATCCCAATAAGCTGATCAATAGAACTGGCTTGGTAGTTGAGAAAGAGCCAGGCTCAGAGGTTAGGCGTGAAGCTGGCGTGCAGCTGAATAGCGCCATCTTTCCGATGCTTGATCGCCTTGAAAGTTGGTTTAACTCGGTATCAGGATCGCAAGAGGTATCAAGAGGCGTCGCGCCGTCGTCTGTGACAGCATCGGCGGCAATTGAGCAGCTGATGGATGCCGCCAGGACTAGGATCAAGCAGAAGCAGCGCAATTTGGATGCTACTATCCGCGATCTTGGGCAGCATTATGTTGAGATCGTACTTGCCAACTATACCAAGTCACGGGTGTTCAGAGTTACCAATGACCAGACAGGCACTAAATATTTCAAGTTTCGCGTCGATAAAACCATAGTTGACGGCAAAGAGCAGATGGTAGGCAAGATCAGAAACTTCATGCAAAACGGTGACGGATCGATTGCAATGTCGGATGGGGAAAAAGAGTTCTTTATTTCTGGTAGGTTTGACATTAAAGTAAATACAGGAACTTCCTTACCATTTGCCATAGCTGATAAAGAGCAAAAAGCTTTTGCTTTGTTTGATCGTGGTATCATTGATGAGGATGAGGTTTTAAGTCAGATAGACTATCCGAACAAAGAAAAAGTGCTGCAGCGTCTTCAAGAGAGAAAAGCAGCGATGCAAACTCAACAGGTAGAACAAGGAAAATAACATGGCAATGCAACAGATGGCGAAAGAGCCGATGGAAGGTTCTCAGGATATGGCTGAAGATCAGGCGGAAGCCGGCCAGCAGGGTGGCGGCGACATTGGGGAAATGATCAAAAATCTTTCTAGCGGATTGACTATGATCAGCCAGATGATCGCGCAGATGCCTGATGCCAATCCCGATGACATTACAGAGGCGCAAGATATCGCCGACAGATTTCAAGGTTTGATTTCTAAGTTATCCGGCATGGAAGGCGCTGAAGGCGCACCACAACCACAGGCTCCCGCCGGCAAGGCAGCGCCTGTTCCTGTAAAGTCTATGGCAGGAAAGCCAGTATCTCCAGCTGGCGTTTGATTTTATATTTCCATTTATTTACCATTTATTTAAAGGGATAAACGAATGTCGCAAGATATTGACGTTTCAAAGACTATTGAAAATATCGAAAAGTACGGTGAAGCCAATCCGAAAGAACTTCAGGAAACAGCAGCGCCAGTAGACGAAAAGCCTTATTTATCATTCAAGACAAGCGATGATTTCATGAATCATCAACTTGAATATAAGGCGGCAGATAAGCCGGTAAAGGAAAACCTTCAGACCATTTTACAGCGAGCACAACAGGGCTATCATTATGCCCAAAGTATGCAAAAGCTGAAAATGGAACGTGAAGGGTTTGAAACAGAGCGAAAGACCATTCAGCAGCAGATTGAAGAAGCCAAGGCCATAAACGATAAATGGTCAAAGTTTGAGCAGTACGCTAAAGAAAATCCTGAATGGTACGATCATTGGAATGGTGCATGGGAAAATAGGCAGCAAGCTCCAGGTCAACAGACAGCTCCGGATGACGTGCAAGCGCGCATCGATGCAGTGTTGGCGGAAAAGCTAAAGCCGTTTGAAGGTTTACTATCCGAGAAACAGCAGTTGGAGCAAAAGGCAAAGATTGCTGAAGAGGATAGGTTGCTTGATGAATCGATCAAATCCATCCGTACACAATACAAGGATATAGATTTTGATCGTACAGATCCAGAAACCGGAAAAAGTTTAGAGTATCAAGTTTTAGAGTTCATGACACAAAATGGAATCAATAATTTCCAACATGCCTTTAAATCTTTTTACCATGACAATCTGGTGAAGCGGGAAATCGAGCGACAAAAGGAAGCAGAGCAGAAGGCTTTGATTGACAGAAAGAAAAAGGGGATAGTTGATGAGAAAACTGTTCCCGGCTCCAGGAAGCAAGTTGACACAAGAAATATGTCTTGGGATCAACTAGCGCAGCTGGCGGCAAAAGATTTAGGCATAACTTAATTACTAATTTAAAGGGATATAACGATGGCTTTGACAGTTGACCAACTAAACGCGATTACAGACAAGCACTTCATCAAGAAACTTCATGACAACATCTTTGACAGTAATCCTTTGCTGCAAAAGATTCAGAAAATGGGATCATATAAATCAGTATCAGGTGGTACTCAGATTTATGTGCCTTTGAACTATGCGACCACCACTGCTTCCGGCTGGTATAGCGGCGCCGATACCCTCAGCACAACCGACAATGACAACATTTCAGCAGCTGTTTACGATTGGAAATCTTTGTTTGCTGGCGTTACCATTTCCGAAGAAGACGAAATGAAAAACTCCGGCGATGCTGAGCAATTAAACTTGCTCAAGTCAAAGATGCAAATAGCTGAAAAAACTCTCAAGGATAGCTTGGGAACCGGACTTTATAGCGATGGTACTACTTCCAAATCGATTATTGGCTTGCGTGATATCGTCGCCATTGATCAGACCGTTGGCGGTATCAGCCAATCTTCAAACAGCTGGTGGCAAGGTCAGGTTGACAGTTCAACTACTACTTTATCTATTTCAAAAATGAACACTCTTTATACACAGGCTTCTGTGGATAATGAAGTTCCTAATCTTATCGTCGCTACTAGAACTCTTTACAATGCCTACTATGCATTGTTGCAACCACAGCAGCGCTTCATGGATGAAGAAACTGCAAAAGGTGGCTTTCAGAACTTGATGTTCAATGGTGCTCCGGTTGTGGTTGATAGCCATGTGCCATCAAGCCATATGTTCCTTTTGAACTTGAACCATTTGCATCTGTTCTACCATCCAAAGCGTGATATGGCTTTCGAACCATTCCAAAAGCCAATCAATCAGCAAGTCAAAGTTTCCCGTATCCTTTGGATGGGCGCTTTCGGCTCAAGCAACAACCGTTTGCAAGGTAAATTCTCAGCACTGACAGCTTAATTAAATTTAAAATCTGAAAGGATAAAATCATGGCATATAGTTCTAATAGTCCAGTTTCATTTTTCCCTATTTCTGCGACCACCAGCGCTTTGGGCGCGAATGATGGCGAGCTTGGTACGCGCCGATATGAGCAGGGACGCGAGTATGTTCTTGTTTACAATGATTGCAATAGCAATATGGCAATTGGCCAGGGCATCACTTTGCAAACGGGCGCTAGCGGATATTCTTGCACCATTTCAAGCGTTACCTCTGTTGATATCGTCGTCGGCGTCGTGCGCCATCAGACCATTTCAACAGGTTATTACGGTTGGGCAGTTACCAAAGGTATTACCTATGTGAAGATGATGGCAACATCAGGCACAGTAGCAGCTGGTGACTTGCTTGAAATCGGTGGGAATGGCTTGTTTTACAAGGCATCAAACACTACAGGCAATATTGCACCAGCTGTCGGCAAGGCTTTGGAAGCTATCGTTTCCAGCGCAACCGGCTTGGCTTATGTTTCTTGTTACTAATTAGAGATTTTTTTACCATTTATTTACCGAGGGATTTTGTCGATGAAAACGAGAGAGATAATTTGTGAATATCAGCCTATAATAGTTCATCAGCCAGTACCAGTTCAGCAGTTGAGGTCGGCTGCAGTTTCGAATGACGCTGTAACGATTGATGCCTTTAGTAAAAAGTGGTTGAAGAATATAGGCGAAAACAAAAAGTTTTTCGGAAGTTTCAAAGACAAATCCCTTGGTAATCTTTTTGGTAAATATCTTTACCATCCGGCGATCATCGCCGGATCTGGCGGCTCTTTGAAATTCAATGCTGAAAAGCTAAAAGATCGTGGCTCAATACCTTTGATCTCCTGCCTTCATAATTTTCATTTCCTTGAGGATATAGGATCTCCAGCTGATTACTATGTCAGCCTAGATGCCGGTGAGATCGTCTTGGAAGAGGTTTCAGAAGGTGGGAAGCGAACAGAAGACGAATATTGGGAACTAACCAAAGACAGGACGCTTATTGCGTTTATTGGCTCGGATCCCAGGCTTTTCCAGAGATGGAAAGGTCAGATTTATTTGTTCAATGCTCCGGTTCCTAATGAAGAATATGAAGCAAAGGTTGATGAGATCGAAAAATTCAGATGCATGGTATCTAATGGAGGCAATGTTTTAGGCGCTTGCATGTACATTGCAAAGGGATTTTTCGGTTGTGCGACCACGATCTTTGTCGGCTCAGATTTCAGCTTTGGATATGATAGGAAGTTTCATTCTTGGGATTCAAAATATGATGCTAAAATGGGCAACTGCATTCCGGTTGTGGATATATACGGCAATAAAGTGCCCACTTGGCAATCATACGCGAATTTCAAGTCTTGGTTTGAATGGGTGTCTGTGCAGATACCGGGGATTTATATAAACTGTTCTGAAGGTGGAGCTCTTGGAAGTTATCCAGATGGGAACATCCATACAATCCGCCAGATGGATCTTGATAAGTGTTTGGATATGTTCAACATGAATAGACATTTACAAGAGCAGTCAATAGATCCAGAAAATGCTCAACGTAAAATACTTTTTTAAAGGGATATTAAATGGCTTTCAACAATTCTTTGATCGAAAGATCGGTTTTTGGAAACAAGGCTGTACAGTTTTATAGCTGTGTTGCCGATGGCGCTACTGGCACGATTGTAACTGGTCTCAATTCAGTAACAGCCATCAACGTGACATTGAAATCAGCGTCAACGGCAGCTGTTAAATTTGTAATCAATGCTGGCGTTGGCGGCACAGCAACAGCGGGCACAATCGCAGTGACTGGCGCTGTTTCTGGAGATGAATACTATGTGACTGTTTACGGTTCTTAATTTTATTTATTATTTATTTAAAGGGAATTTATTATGGCTATGGTGCGAGTTTGGAATGATAATGTTATCGATCATGAAGAGAAATTCAAGGGAATGCAGCTGAAGATAAAATCGAAAGGTTTTATCGAAATGGATTCAGAAGAAGCTGTGCTATTTCGTGGGCAGTTCTTTCCGCCAAAGTTTGACAAAGGCGGTATTCAGACGATTGAATCCATGAAGCGTATTCGCGTTGAAGATATCAAAGGTGCTGTTGATACGCAAAAGCCTGAATCATTTGTTTGCATGAAGTGCGGACATGAAGCAGCAAGCGCTGCGGGGCTAAAGAGCCATATCAGACACAAGCACATTGATGCAATGGTTGATGAAGATGCAAAAGCAGAACTATTAGAGGAATAAAAATGGCATATGAATCCGTTTATGGTAGTCCTAAGATAGTTGGGCATTGGTACATAACTCTCCAGGACGAAAACGGCAACATAAAGCAGCAGCTATCGGGCAAGAATGTCATAACCACAGTTGGTTTAGGTTTTCTTGCCTCTTTTATGTATTCTGCAGCAAATGCCGCATCAACATTTACCTGCAAATATGTCGCTATTGGAACAGACGCCACAGCAGAAGCAGCATCAAACACAGCGATGGGAACAGAGGTTGCCAGGACTACGGGAACAGTTTCCTATGTATCAAATGCCGTTTATCGCGTAACAGCGACATTTGCATCTGGCGTGGGTACTGGAGCAATTGTGGAATATGGGCTGTTTTCGAGTGCAACAGCTGGCACTATGTTTTCCAGGGATACTGAGGCGGTAGTAAACAAGGGTGCGAATGATACGTTGACCGTGACAACAGAGGTCACAGTATCTTAAATGGCTAACTTAACTAAAACCATTTCAAACAGTTTTCGGGCGCAGGGGATAGGCACTGCAAGTCTTTGGGGTGTTATGGTTTGGGGTATTGATCCTTGGGGTAATACCAAAGACACCAAGGTTAATATCGGTAAATACATTAGCGATGCAATTGTTTCTGATAGTTCAATTTACAGGGATATTTCCAAGTATTTTTCAAATTCATTTTCAATTGGTTCAAGCATGAATTTGGTTTCCCTGACTGATGGCAATGGATATACATATGTGCTTCAGGGTGGCGTGACAGATCCGGATGATCGCCTATTTCCTAGCTACACAGCTGATACCGCCAACAATCCGGTTTACACAGAAGATACACCAAATAATCCTAGTTGGAGTCAGGCATGACGCCTAGCGAATTAGAGACAGCAGCAAGGAATAGATATAACGCCATCGGCGATCCGCATTTTTCAAGTGCGATGATTATGGATATTATTTATCAAGCTTGTATGCAGATGGCAACTGAAGCGATGGTAGTTGAGCAGACATATTCCACAACATCAACTTCAGGCACAAGAGAATATGCTTATCCGACGAATGCCATGGCGATTCGCCGGGTGGAATATAACGGGAAAAAGCTCAAGTTTACGACGCTTGAATCAGATCCAAAAACATCGACCACTCAAGTATCAGGAACGCCAGCAGAGTATTCCATCTGGAATGGTGAGATTATCTTTTTTCCTACGCCAGATGCAACAGGTGATACAATCAAGGTTTTTACCTACAATCGTCCGGCAGCCGTAACAAGCACTTCAACATTGGAAGTGCCTGCAGAATATCACCTAGATATTTTGGATTTAATATTGTCTGTAATGTATGCCAAAGACCAAAACAACGGCATGGCAACATATCACAGAAACCTGTGGGAAAATTCATTACGCCGGATCAAGCGCCATCAGATGAAACGCAAGTCTGGCGATGAGTTCCATGTTGTTAGAGACCAGGATTTTGTTGATTATGGGGTTATCCTTTGAGTGCAAACAATGACAGGCGCTATCCGCAAAAAGGCAGATTGACCTTTGAGGGTGGCTTAAACAACAAATTTGAGCGATCGCTGATCTTGGACAATGAAAGCCCGGATTGCGCTAATGTTGTTTTTTCAGATGGCGCTGTTGCAACCAGGGGTGGCACATCCAAGCTCAATACTGCAGCTGTCGGCTCTTATGTCTGTGATGGTCTCTATGTTCGGCATGATAATGACGGTGCTAGTACCATGGTTGCGTGGTATAACGGAAGCCTTTATCAGCTGGCGACTACAACATTTTCGACGATAGCAAGTGCGCAATCGGTTTACGTAGCTGGTTTGCCGGTTTACGCTGCTGAGTATGAAAACTATATATTCTTTGGCAATGGATCTGGCGAGCCTTATAAGTATGGCGGCGATGGCAATACGTTTACAAGACATGGTGTAGTAGCGCCAACATCGACAATGACGGCAGCGACAGCAGCGACAGGATCTGTATTGACTGGCGGATATCGCTATGGTGTTACATATGTAAATTCAGGCTTGGTTGAATCTGACATTTCGCCAGTGACTGCTACTTTGACGGTAGCAGCGCAAAACATCGCGCTATCATCAATCCCTACAGCTCCTCAGAGCTTTGGTGTCAATTACAGATACCTTTACCGTACTGAAGCAGGTGGGAGCACTTATAAGCGTCTGGCTCAGTTGCTTGATAATACAACTACAACATATCAAGATGGTATAGCTGATGCCAGCTTAGGAGCGACAGCGCCAACAGATCAGGGAGAGCCACCAAATTATAGTTCTGTGGTTTATCATCAGGGCAGATTATTTTGCATTGATCCTGCAAGTAATCTCATAAAATATTCTGAAATCGGTAATCCATATGTGTTCAAGTCAACTTCATTTTTGCGTATTGGTGACAATAGTTTTGATATCCCGCAAGCTTTGGCTGTTTACGACAATTCTATAATGGTTTTCTGTAAAGCAAATCCTTGGATGATTTACATGGGATCGACAGATCCATCGGATTGGAATGGCATCAGAGTAAAAGCCAACTACGGAACAAGGTCGCCAAAGGCGGCATTCCAGTTCAATAACAAGTTGATGTTTGCAGCGACAGAAAACGATAAATTCGTCGGCTTCGCGGCAATATCAGGGCAAACGGTATCACCGACAGCGTCATTGCTCACAAGTTCTGCAGTCATATCTGATATGCAATCTGACAAGATCAATCTTGATATGGAAGGCGTCCAATCAGGATATTTATCAAAAATATGTTCTACAGTTTTTAATAATAAAGCTTATATCGCTGTCACCTATGGCGATGGGCAAACAGCCAACAATCGCATTTATGTTTATGATTTCGGCACAAAGTTAGTCAAGACGCAAGAATTTGCTTGGGTGCGCTATACGGGATTGAAGCCAGGATGCTTTACTGTTTACAATGGAAGCCTCTATTATGCCTCAAGCCTAGCTAATGGTTTCATCTATCAGATGGAAACGACAACATACAATGACGATGGCGCGGCTATTGATTCCTACTATACGACAAAGGAATTTACCGGCGTACCAGGTGAAGAAAACATCTTTAAAGATTTCCGCCATGCGCAGCTGTTTTATGCCAAGTCAGGTGACTGGTACATGCAAATGGGTGTCAGGATTGATTCTGATGCTGGCGGTTTTGACAATATGCAGATTGATTTGAATCCAGGCGGATCTCTTTGGGGTGCGATGCGATGGAATATAGACAATTGGGGTGGCGGCGCTAGTCAGGCTGAAGATCGCGTTTATTTGGCTCCGAGAAAAGGAAAGCGCATCCAGTTTAAGTTTTCCAATATGAATACTATAAACCAGAACTTCAAAGTCTTGGGAATGAACTTTATATATAACAACAAAGGGCTAAGATAATGGCAGAAGCAGAAAAATTTGATCGTTATGCCATGTTTGAGCAGGCTAGAAAAAAAGCTCAGCAGGAAACAACATCAGGAAAACAACAGGCGAATGAAGCAATCCAGCGCCGGTTTGCTCAGCTTGGTATGCAAGGATCAGGTGAGGCTGTAAAGCAGCAGCAGGTTGTAGAGCAAAAAAGCCAGGAACAGCTCGGCGAGCGGTTTGGAGAGATAGATGCTGCAAAACAGCAAGAGCAAGCAAGGCAAGCTGACATCCAGGAAGCGCGACAATTTGCTGTTGGCGAAAGAGAAGCACAACAGAAATACGCTACTAGTGAGCGTATATCTGGTCAGTCATTCTCCGATTTAATGCTTCAAAAGCAACAGGCTTTTGCTAAGGGTGAAAGAATAGATTCGCAAGGTTTTGCTGCAGAACAGGCTGCTATGGGTAGAGAGTTTGCGGATCAGCAGCAGCAAAAACAAAATGCTTTTGCTAGAACGCTAGACGATGCGCAAGGCGCAAGATGGAAACAACAATTTAACGAGCAGATTAGGCAATTTGATAAAAATTTCGAGTATGAAAAGTTCATCAATGATTTCAATATGAAAATGGCTGAATCAGAAGCCAATAAAAAAGATATTTTTGGTCGCATGGGTGACTTGGGAACACGAGGTTTTAAGGCTCTTCAAGGCGCTGGGAAATATTCTAGCTTTCGCCTTTACGGAAAGGGGCGTTAAAAATGGCTCAAGTAAATATTCCAAAACGTCAAAGCTCTATGGATAAAGTAGCCGGTTTTCTTCCCATGGCTGGCGCTATAGCTGCTGGTATAGCAACAGGTGGCGCGTCTGTTCCATTATCGACAACTTTAGGTGCGATGGGCACAGGCGCGGCATTAGGTGGGGCGGCTCAGGGTGGCCTAAATATGCTTGGTGCGACAAATCAGCCAGGTATGTCTCCAGTAGAAAGGAGAATGGGTGGACAGACGCAAATGCCATCTTTGCCAGACCAGCAAGCAGCGATAAATAGTGCTAGAATAGAACTGCAAAATCAGCCACCAGAAATTCAACAGCAATATATGCCCATGTTGACAGCAGCATCATTGAAACTTAGAAGAGATCAAGGGGTAGCATAATGGCTCAAGTAAATATGCCGCAATCAAAACGCAAAGATCCACTTGAGGTGATCCTTCAGGGCGTTCAACTAGCTGGCGGTATTCTTGGGATCCGCAAGGATCTTGTGCAAACGGATTATTTGCAACAGCAAAAGGGTGAAGCTGAAAACGAAAGCGCCATGAAAGCTGCTGAAGCGCAAAGAAAAGCTGAAGGCAGGATGTTGCCATTTGAAGAGCTTGAGGCATCGCAAAAGTTTACTCAAGTACCAGAAGGCACTAAAGGAGCTGTGCGCTTGATATCGCCAACTAGCGGCGCTCCAGCATTTTACCAGCCAAGACAAGAGGATAATAAAGATTCCCTTGGATGGGCAAATCTTAAATATAGAATGCAACAGGATACTGCTAGTCAAATAGCTGATAGAGAAAAACTGAGTAGAGAAGATAAATTAAAAGCCGATGAGATAAACAAAGAATTTTTAAATCATGAATCGACTAAGAAGTATGTTTCAGCATTTGAAAAGGCATCTGGTCTTGAGCAATTGCTGAAGAAAAAGCAAGCTGTGATCGACGCTATCGCATTGCGCCAGGTGTTTGGATTATCCGGTGATACCGGAGCAATCAGAGCTGAGGATTTGCAACAATTTTCTACTAATCCGGCTCTTTTGGATAGATTTGTGGCTATTTTCAATAAGGGTTTATCTGGTGAAACCATCCCAGATACAGAAAGAAAATATTTGTCAGATTTTGCTCAGGAAATGGGTGCAAATGCCAGGATACGGTTGTCTAAATATGCTGATCAATATGCCAAGCGCATTGCGAATACCACTAAATTCGATAATAAAAAAGCTCTTGAGTTTTTAAATCCTGAGAATTTATTGACTGAATCTGTGCAAGGTATGCAGGCTCCAGCTCAGCAAATCGGTGTAGGACAAGCTGGCGCTGCTCCAAAGAAATCAAATAGTCAGCTGATGGATGAATTTTTATCCCAATAGGTAAACAATGCCGACAGTATCAGAAACAAATCAGATTTTGGATTATATTGCTGAAAACCCGCAAGATCAAAGGTCATTTGCGGCGTTGAAAAAGTTTGGTCTGCAGCAAAATGCTGTTGAGGCATGGAAAGCAGCAAAGGAAAATCCCCTTGATCCAAAATCCATCGCGGTAAAAAACAAAGTTTTTGATACCATCGCTTTAAATCTTCCGGCTAAGCAGGAAGTAAATGACACAGTTGGTTTTGTCGATCGTTTCAAGGTCAAAAACCTGATTGACCGTGATCCTGTGCTGCAACAGAAATATTTTAGTCAGAAGGGATATGATGCCAGGGTTCGGGATGGCCAGGTAGAAATTAGACAACCAGGTGAACCGCAATATACAGCTGTGGATCCAGAAGGAATCGATCGATTCGATGTTTTTGATATATTCGGCGATGCGCTAGAGGCGGTTGTTACGGCTGCCGGTAGCAGCACTAAGTTCTTAGGTGCTGTCGGTGCTCCAGTAACAGGCGGCGCATCATTGGCGGCAGCATCTGGCGCTAGCGGCGCTTTGTCTGCAGGGTTTGAAACCGGCAAGCAGGCAATTGCTAAGGGCATGGGATTGCGTGAAGAGTATGATCCCAACAGGATCGCGCAGCAATTTCTGATAGGCGCTGCCGCTCCGGTTGTGGCAAAAGGCGCTGAAAAGGCTTTTTCAAAACTAGCGCAATTTACAGCAGAACATGCGCCGAAATTGCGTGAAGGATGGCAAGAGATCATGGCAGCTGGTAAAAAGATGAACATCATCCCAGCTTTGCGCCAGAAGTATGATGATAAGATGATAACCTTTTTGGAAGAAGGTGCGGAAAAGACACCGACATTCTTTGCTGGCAAAGGCATTCAAAAGCAAGCTGCCGAAAGAGCAAAGGCTTATGATGAGGTAGCTGATAAGATTGTCGGCAAGTATTCGGCGATGGATTATGTCGGATTAGGTGAAAAAGCCAAGAAACTGTTGGTAGGAAAAGTCTCTAAAATACTTGAGCCAATAGAAAAAAGTTACGACAAGATAGACACCTATTTAAAAGGTCAAACAGAGCATTTAAATATCGATGATACTGTTGAAGCCATTTCTAAAAACCTTGATGAATGGGGTTTAGATGATGGCACTAACGCGGCGCTCAATAAGGTTTATAATAAGCTTTCAAGTATCAATTCAATTCTTGATATAAAGAGATTACGAACCATTGTCGGCAAAGATGCTTCAATGGCATTCAAAAACGGTGATACCATCATGGGCAATGCCCTAGACAATGTCTATGATGCGTTGACCAAATCTCGAAATGCAAGTTTAACGGAAACAATAAAAGAAGCTGAAACAGCTATTGGAGCAGACACAGCAGAGGCTGCTATTCAGGCTTTGGGATCAATTGACAAGCAATATGCGCAGGTTTCAAATCTTGTAAAAAACATATTTCTTCAGCGCGGCGAGACCACAAAGCTAGGCGTTAGAAAGATAGTTGAAAACTTTGACGAAGTGGTAAAAGAATCCGACGTTTTCAAAAAGATTCTTGACACAAGCGATCCTAAAAAGCTCGAATATTTACGCAAGGCTATGCCGGATGCTTTTGCTGCTTTGCGCGATGGATATCTTGCAAAGACAGCGCAGCAAACGACAAGCGGTTTGACAGGTCAGCCAAGCTTGAACGTCTTTTTAAATAAGATTGTAAAGCTTCCGAAGCAAACGCAGCAGATCATGTTTGGCAAGGAATATCTTGATACCATCAAGAATCTGCAAACACTGGCGGCTACAATGCCAAAGCCTTTGAATCCATCTGGGACAGCTTGGACGCAAGGTGGATTTAAAGAATACTTTACCCGTGAATTTGCGGCGCTTGGCAGATCAGCGCAATTGAATGTATTGCGATCGATGCCAAAGCTCAGCAATTTTATGAATCAGGTATCAAGCCAGTTTGCTGAAACTCAGGGCAGGGCAGCGGTAGAATTTGGATTGCGGGAATCATTACCAGGCAACCAAGAAACAGAAAAAAATAAAAACATTGATCCTAAATTCGGCATGCCAAGGGCAACATTTACAGCGCCAGCAGCTAAATTTGAACTTCCAGGGAGACAATAATGGCTTATACTACAGTTACCTATACATTTTCAAACAATACGACAGCTGATGCGACGCAGGTCAATCAGAACTTTACCGATTTGATCAATGGATTGTCGGATGGTACTAAAGACATTTCCATCAATGCGCTGACTGCAGCAGGCACAGCAACTTTAAATGGAAACGTCAATCTTGGTAACTCCAGCAGCGATGACTTGACGATTACAGCTGCTTTGGCTGGTAGTGTTTCAGTAAAGGCAAATGCAACTTATGAAGTTGGGAGTTCAACTCTTGGTTTGCTGTCGATATATTTTGGCGCAACTGGATCATATACTGTCAGATTAAAAGCATCGGCAAGCCAGTCAGCTACATACACTTTAACACTTCCGACAACTGCAGGATCTGCTGATACGGTGCCAAGCAATGACGGTAGCGGCAATTTATCGTGGTTGAACGTCAAATCTGGTACATATACGCCAACCGCAACAGGTGTAACTAATATTGTGACAGGCGGCATAACTATTAGAACTTGTATGTATTTACGAATTGGCAGCATAGTTCAAGTTAGTGGTAATATTGATATTGATCCAACGTCAACGGGTAATACGCAATTTGGTTTAACTTTGCCGATATCTAGTGATTTCACTGTTTCTGAAGATGCCGCCGGCACGATAGGCGTTGTGAATGGTTCAACCGATGGCGTTGTCACTGCTGATACTACCAATAATAGATTAGACTTTTTGGTTTCAATGGGAACAGCATCCAATTCGACGTTTTGCTTCACTGCGATGTATGTAATTAAGTAATCATGTTTCAATTGACTTAATTTAGTTTTAAAAATACAATTTATTTATCTATTTAAATATATTTTGGGTTTATTATGATTTATGAAGTTATTGCGTTTATTCTCGCCATTTCCAACGTCTGCACGATCGTCTATTTCCTCAAACGAAAACCCAAGCAACAGAAACCAAATCTTGATCATACTGCCAGCGATCTTTTAAAGGATTTGCTTAATGGCGGCGCGGTTGCTGTTGTTAGGGTGGTCGATCCAGCATCGATATTTCTTTGGTCACCAAGGGATAAAGAATGATAATCATATTCGGTGGAACGGGTACGCTAGGCAATGCTTTAGTTAAGCAATTGTATAGTGGTACTGAAGATATTGCGATTATCTCACGCTGCGAATTAAAGCAAAAGCAAATGGCTGAGAAGTATCCAAATATTCAATATATTGTTGGCGATATTCGAGACCAGCATTGGAAGCGGATGCTAAAGCTTGGCTTTGGCGATTATGTTTTTAATCTTGCCGCTATGAAGCACGTTGATATAGCCGAAAGCAATGTTGAGTATTGCTATGATGTCAACATCAACGGCACAGCAAACACTTTAAATTGGGCACGTGAGCACAGCGCCAAATATCTATTTTCAAGCACAGACAAGGCAGTATTGCCTATAAACGCTTATGGTGCGAGCAAGATGGCAGCTGAAAAGCTGGTGCTATCAAAGCGTGGCCATGTTTTTAGGTGGGGTAATGTGCTTGGATCGCGCGGATCTGTTTTGGGCTATTTCAAAAAGACGCTATTAGAAGAGAAAAAGGTTTATTTGACGCATCCTGAAATGACTAGGTTTTGGGTGCTGATTGAAGATGTCGCAAAATTCATGATTGAAAAGGCGATGAATGACAGATCAGGGGTGCATATCCCAGATATGGGTGCTGCTCCGGTTATCGATGTCGCCAGGTGCATGGCTGAATTACTTGGCATTGATGACTTTGAGATTGTTAACACTGAGATCAGACCAGGTGAGAAGATTCATGAATGTCTGTGGTCAGCGCATGATAAATGCTTGCGCTCTGATGACTCATCCATCTTTTACACAAAAGAGCAGCTAAAAAAGCTGATAGAAAAGGCACTAAATGATTGCTGATCGTATTGCGCTGATTGGCGCGAATGGCAATATGGGCAGAAGGTACGCTAAAATTATGGATTGGTGCAATATTGCCTACTCTAGTTTTGACATACCAAACATGGATAAATTGCCTGAAAAAATAGGTAAATGTGAAAGCATAATTTTAGCTACTCCGACAGAATGTCATTTTGAAATGCTGATGCATTTAAAGCAATACAACTTGCCAATATTATGTGAAAAGCCGATAACCAAAAACCTTGATCAGCTTTATAGGATATTAAATAGTGATATAAAGCTCAGGATGGTAAATCAATATGCTTATATTGCGAATAGAAATAAGCCAGTAGGCGCTACTATGAGCGATCCAATGGCGGAAAGCTGGTACGATTATTTTAAATCTGGCGGCGATGGTCTCTATTGGGATTGCATCAATATCATAGGTCTTGCAAATAATTTCCCTACTTTGAGCAATGAAAGCCCAATCTGGAAATGCCGCATAAACAACCAAGATTTGAATATAGCAGAAATTGATTATAGTTATATTGCTATGATAAAAGATTGGAAAAACAATCCAAAGCCAGATCATGACTATATTGCTTTGGCACATGAGCGAGTACATGCGAAAATGCAAAAGGAATGGTCATAATGAAATCTGTTGCCATATGTGTTCAAGCTAGAAGCAATAACAGCAGGCTCCCTGGTAAATGCCTTGCCGACATAAACGGGATGCCGATGCTGGATCGGGTGCTGATGGCGGCTGAAAAGTCAGCTTCTTATATCAACAATGGCGATGACAAAAATATCAAGGTTGCTACCTATCTTTTGGTTCCAGATGGCGACATGTTGATTGAAAAGTATTGCCACAGGCTAAAGACAAAGCTAATTACGGGGTCTGAAACCGATGTTTTGTCGCGGTACATGGTAGCAGTAAATTCGATCAATCCTGATTATGTTGTGCGCATTACAAGCGATTGCCCGTTGATACCGCCATTTCTAATAACCAAGCACATTGTGAACGCCGTAAACTACAATTACGACTATGTCTCAAATGTGCATCCAGATGTCAGAATGGCTCCGGATGGATGGGATTGTGAAGTCATTTCCAACAAACTAATGCGTTGGGCGGATGAAACAGCTGAGAAGCCCTTTGATCGTGAGCACGTTACAACCATCATCAGATCTCAGCCTCCAGGATGGGCTAAAAGGGCTTGTGTTCTAAGCCATGGCGAGTTTTCAACGTTGAAAATCTCTGTTGATACAGAAGAAGATTTGGAATATGTCAGAAATTATCACAGAGTAATCAGCCAAAAAGTTGATAAGGCGCGTGACAAAAACATTTGCGATGGATTTTTCATTATATGAACCAACAATGGTGGCATAGAGCACAGAAATCGGTTGCCCAGGGAGCTTTGACCAATAGCAAGCATCCACAGATGCTGATCCAGGGTGCATATCCCACTCACGTTAGCCATGGCATCGGCAGCTACCTTTACGACATGGAAGGGCGAAAGTATCTTGATTATATCTGTGGGCTTGGGGTGAATCTCTTTGGCTATGGAAACGACAAGATCAATAAAGAGCTGATGAAGCATATCTATGGTGGGTTTTCCCATAGCTTGCCTACCAAGCATGAGGTTGAAGCAGCTGAAGCCTTGAAGGAAATCTTTTGCTTTGTCGATCGCTGGAAGTTTCTCAAGTCTGGCTCTGATGCCTGTTCTGCCGCGATAAAGATCGCCAGGGCAGCGACAGGAAGGGATTTGGTACTTTCCGACGGGTATCATGGCTGGGATGATGATTTTGTCTCTTTAGTTCCACCGGCTAAGGGTGTTCCAAAACGTGATTTTATAAAAAAACTAATTTCAATTGACGATATCACAAAGGAAACGGCAGCAGTCATTATTGAGCCGGTTATGACGGATTATAGCCCAGAGCGGATTGCATACCTAAATCAGCTGCGTAAAAAATGCACAGATACGGGAGCGATGCTTATATTTGATGAGGTCATTACTGGATTTCGCTTTAAAAAGTTTGGGGTTTGCAACTATACTGGAATTATCCCTGATTTATTAGTAATTGGAAAAGCGATGGCGAATGGCTTGCCTTTGTCTGCTGTTGGCGGTAAGGCTTATTTGATGGATGATCCAGGCTATTTCATCAGTTCCACCTATGCCGGCGAAGTCTTCAGTTTGGCGGCATGCCGCAAAGTCTGTGAGCTGCTTCTGAAGGATTCGGACTACAATATCGATTACTTGTCGAAAAGTGGCCAGGATTTCATAGATGCTTTCAATCAACAGCCAACTGATGTCAAACTTGCTGGCTATCCTTCTAGGGGTGTATTTACTGGAAGCGATGAGAATATCGCTATCTTCATGCAGGAAATGGCGCGATCTGAGATCCTTTTCTGCAAAAGCTTTTTTTATAACTTTGGCCATATATCTCATAATCATGATGTTTTGGCCATCGCGTTAGAAATCAAGGAACGCATTGCCGACAGATCGGCAAAGATGAAGTTCCCTATGCCACAATCACCTTTTTCGATGGGAGTGAGAAATGGAAATAGTAAAAGCTGATGGTACGCCAACAGAGATCGCAGGGCTTGGCAATGCCTTGGCTGAGATCGCCAAAAGACAGCAAGAGGCTCACAAGGGATTGGAGCTTTTTTCAAAGAATTTTGAAGAACTTACAGGTTATAAACCGCATCAGCAAATCAATGCTTTGGATGTCGTAAAGATCATTCATTCCATTTACGGTGATCCGAAATGATCGATTATGGCTATGGTGTATCCCTTGGGGAGCTTAGGAAGGCGAATCTTGAGCTTTACCGCCAGGCGCGGAACAATCCGGCAATCTATAGGTGGTGTCGCCAGTATAGCTTGATTTCTGAAAGAGATCAGGAACGGTGGTTTGAATCCCAGAATGATGATCCCACTTGCCATATGTTTGAGGTGCTGGCGGGCGATGTTGTCGGCGTCTGTGGTCTAACTGACATTGATTTGATCAATCGCAGGGCTGAATTTAGCCTTTACATCATGCCCAAGTATCACGGCAAGGGATATTCAAAGCCTGCCTTGCAAACGCTGTTTACTTGGGGGTTTAAAAGTCTTGGACTTGAGACAATTTGGGGTGAAACGTTCCAGGGCAATCAAGCCTCTGATATTTTCAAATCTATGGGAATGACGCTTGATGGATCGCGGCGCAATTTCTACTACAGGGATGGGCAATACATAAACGCCGATTTATATTCAATGCTGAGGTCAGAATGGAAGTTCTGATAATAGTGCTATTGGCAGCGATATTGCTGATCAATATCTTGATTGTTGCCATTTTAAAAAAGCCCGAAATCTTGATGGATGAAGATTCAGAGCGCGGCATGATGACGCCAAATGGTAGAATCATAGTGGATCCAGGCAAAAGGTCGCCTGTTTACAATGACGATGAAACCGTTTGGATGCGTGAGCAGGAAGATAATTAAAGATTATGGGAAATCATCCGATAGTCCATTTGACTTCCTTGGTTGTGACTGATTCCTATTGATACTTGATAACCGTTTGCTTTGGCAGGCGGTTATTTTTTTGAGGTTTATGGATAAAGCGTTTATCATAGAAGTATTGAAAATCATTGCATCGATGGTCATTCCGATAGTCGCTTTGCTGCGTACCAGGACGGATCTTGATAGGTTCGCAGCTGCTCAAAGGGCTAAAGAAACGGGATTGCCAGCCGATGAGCATTTGCGCAAGCGCTGGTATCACTCTTTGAAAGGGAAAAGGCATGGGGATTTTAGCTAAGATCGTGGCAGAGCTTGGGTTGAAGATTTTGACAACTAAAGTCTGTTCAGAGGTGTTGATTTACACTTTAAATTATTTTGCAAAGAAGTCTGAGGTAAAGATCGATGATCAGATAGTGAAGACTATTGCCGACGCCTTGGGTGTAAAAGTAGATTAGTATATAATTAAGATAGTGCATAACTATCCGTTTGCCGCGCTGTCAGGGTTCCTTTGGCAGTGCGGTTTTTAGTTTATGAAGTAATGCGTATGGAAAGCCAGCCCTGTCTAATATGTCAGGGAAATTATGATATTCAACTGGTTTGTAATCTTCTTCTTTACTGCCTGTTATGTAGTCATCAATGGCGACGAGTGCTGCAAATAGTCGCGGAGCTAAAACCGTCAATTCAGCAAACCTGCTGTCATCTGTCTCAAAAGTATATTTCATATTATATCTTTATTTCATCAAAAGCTTTTTGGATTTCCTGAAACGTATCATCGCTTATTTCCCAATGATCGCCATCATCGATGGCTTTTATGGGGTACGGATAAAGATTTCTCGTCTTGCGTTTTGCCATAGACAACATGGCATCAACTTGATCTGCCAAAGCTTCCAGCCTATCAATCTGGGCTTTGGTTTCTTCGAGTTTGATAGCCAGAGCTTCCTGCCAAGCGCCTTCTTGCATGCCAGTGAATGATGGCCATCCCATAGCAGCAACAGCTTTATTAACTCTATCCCATAAATAGTTCATTCCACTGCCTCGTATGTTGCGATGAAAATATCATGTTTGCATGGATATATTTCTCCAACAATTCCCCTAATTATCCAATCTCCTTTTTTAGCGATCATATTGCCTTCAAGTGTCCTTATTGTTATTTTATAATCTAAGTCAGACATAATTGCATATCCTTCATCATAAAACCATTGTGGCCATTCTTCATGCCCAAACCTAAACGCCTCAATTTCAATCGGCTTTTTGCGGTATTTCATTTCTCCACCTCTTTTACTCGTATCCAATTATCTTTATCGGCAATTATTTTAGTTGAAGATATTGGCATACCACAGTGCTTACATCCTTTATCTGTTAACTCGCTATTTATCCAAAACTCTCTCGGTTCTTCTTTTAAAACCCATATTTTTTCGAGTAACTCTCTAGGTGTAACTTGCCCGATGATACTTGATGGATAAGTCCATTCTGTATCAGGTACAAGTTTAAAAGGCTTCCCGCTCTGTATTGCTTCAATGCCGGTTACGAGTTTCATTTCCTAATCCTCTTAGGTTCAATCTCATATCTCATACATTCGCCGAAAGTCTTATCCGGCCAGCGTGATACACAAGCCCAATACTGTCCAGCGGCAAACAGTCCAAAGCCCATGGCCATGCAAAATAGAATCAAAAACAAGTGCCAGACATCACGCCAAAATCTAATCCTTGATTCTGGTACTTTGAAACTCATGAGAGTTTTCATTTGTTCTTCGAGGTCATCTTGGTTCATTGTCAGGATTACTTTTCATATTTTTGATAAGTTCTCTTAGCTTATCAAAATTAGGTAAAACTTTTAAAACTTCAAATATATAAATTTCATTATTTTCGTCTAAAGACGCTGCTTTTAGGATGCCTTTAGCAAAATCTACATCTTCTTTAGAATGGTTCATTAATGCTGAACTCCTGATTGCTGACTTTCATACATATCCGTCAGCTTCTCATAGGTGTCATTTAATCCGCCTATTTCATCGCTGAGATCAATCAATCTTTTCTGTGAGTTGATAAATTCAATCAGCCGGTCATTGCCAGCTTTACCCAAGGCATTATTGAGCATTTCAAAATGCTGCTCAAACAGGTTTATTTGATACTTTTTGCGTCTTGACATATAAATCCTTTATGCTCTAAATCACCTTTTACTTTTAAGACAAGCCCATTGCAGAAATCCTTGTTGTGTTTTGCCCAGCCTACTTCTTTTTCATCGATGTAAACACGGCATAGCTTGCCTATTCTTGTATCGCCAGTGTCTACTTTGATTTCTTTCTTGAGGTCAATAGCAAGGCAGATGAATAGTGTTATCATTTATGCTCCAATATTTGCTTCATTATTAATTTATAAGCCGGTTCATTGGCGTAAATACATTCGTCTTTAATTGCAACATTATCTTTATTGGCGGCTAACATAGAGCGCTTTTTGATCTTCTTTATAAGCTTGAATCGCTTATCTGCAATATTGTATTCAGAGATAAAAACCGGATGCTTGTTGCTAGCTGCCCATTCGATGAATTTATTATGATCAAAGCTATTTCCGTAATCAGCTGTTCCGACATATGGCGGGTCGCAATAGATGATTGAATTGTCTTTGATTGGGATTTCATCGTAACTGGCGCTATATGTTTGCAACTGCTGCAACTGCTGCAACCGCTCCAACTGCTGCAACTGCTGCAACCGCTCCAACCGCTCCAACTGCTCCAACTGCTGCAACCGCTCCAACCTTCTTAGATTGTCAATATTATTTAATTTAGATAATTGTTTCTCATTTAAAAATGGATGCAAAAATTCAGGGATACCGTTTCGCCGATAAAAATCAATCCTATTTCTCAAAAACAACCGCCTGTCATGGATAGAATATCCTTCAATAAACTTATCACTACCGAAAACATTTCTAGCAAGATCATCAAATTCATTGAATATAACTGCGTTGTGCATTGATCTTTTATAAGGTTCTATGTCTTTATGAAATAAATATGTTTTCTGGCCATTTCCAAAAGACCATAGACATCGGATATATGCATCACTATCTTTTTTTGCAAAAAATGTTTCGCGATCAATAAAAGGCGGTTTGAATCTGTCATAATTAAATTCACCGGCAATCGCTCTTTTGACAAGATCGACAACAGCGTATTTTATTTCATTGTAATGAAACCGCTTGAAGTCATTATGTCGATTTAAGATCATGGCATGACTGATAGAAAAGCCGCCGCCAAATAAATCATAGAAATGATCTGCAGCAGGAAATATCTTGATTATTTCCCCAGCAATAGATTGCTTTGATCCCATGTAGGGAATGCCAAAATCAGCCATTTTTTGCTCTCACTATATAGCCAGCTTCCGATAGTTCTTCATACTTTTCTAGCATGGTTTCTCGATCTGGAAATTGTAGTTCAAGCATGTATTTTTCTTCTTTGTTGCCTTTGCCGGTTTCAAGATCATCTTGCGCTTCCATCAGCATATCCGTCAACTCTGATGTTTCAAAACCAAGAATATCAAGATTGAAATCCATCGCTACCAAGTCACGCAATTCAGCAGCAAGTGAATCAATATTCCAACCTGCGTTTAGAGCGAGCTTGTTGTCGGCAATGACATAAGCTTTTTTCTGCTTTTCGCTTAATCCCGATAGCTTGATAGTTGGCACTGTTTCCATGCTCAGTTTCTTAGCTGCTGCAAATCTTCCATGACCTGCGATAATGGAATTAGTTTCATCTATTAAGATAGGATTCGTGAATCCAAACTCACGGATTGATTCTACAAGCTGGCTTATTTGATGATCTGAGTGAGTGCGTGAGTTGCGAGCATATCCTTTGATAGATGTAATAGGCATCATATCGATCTTTGATGCGGTTCTTTGTGGCACAAAAGTCATTTAAAACCTTCCCTGT